TAGGTGGCATATCCAACACACTTAATAGCGTCACCGGCGCAGTAGGTAGTATATCCAACACAATTAATAGCGCCTCAAGCGCAGTGGGCGGCTTAGCTAAGACAATTAATAGTGTCACTGGCACAGCGAGTAGCATCACAAAAACAGCTAGTGGTGTAATCGGTGCTGCAACTAATGTTACTAATACATTATCAAGTGTTGCCGGAGTAGCGTCTAGTTTAACTAAGCTTCCTAATACTATTAATCCAGGAACTATTAACAACACGTTAGTTAATGCAACTAATCAATTAGCAACCGCTGCTGGTAGTATAACAAACACTGTTAATAGTATATCTAATTCAGTTAATAATTTAGGTGGAGCAGCACAACAAGTCACTTCACTTATCAATTCAACTACTGGCGCTAGCGTGAACAATCTAGCGAATAGTATTAGTGGTGCATTTGACAATATCAATAGCATGGCTGGCGCAGCAACATCACTTAAAGATGGCCTGTCTGGTCTAGCCAATGCTGCCAAGAAAACTCAAGCAGGCGGGCTAGCGGCCAAGGCATCTCAGTTGTCAAGCGGAGTAAGCAATCTACCTGGAGGAATTAAAGCATTTTCTAGTGTATTAAATAAAGCTGAGGGTGCCATCAATAAGATACCCGGTACTGATCAGTTAACCGGAATCATGAAAGATGCACAGACAGCCATTACTAATGGTCTTGGCAAGATAGATTCAGCCGTAAGTTCAGCGACTAATGCTTTAGGGCAGGCTTCATCTGCCCTAAACACCGCAACTAGTGTTGTAGGGTCGTTAGGTGGCGCAGGCGGAGCATTAGGAAGTTTAGGTTCAATCGCAAGCAAAGCAGGAGGACTCACATCAGCTATCGCTAGTAAGCTTCCAATTGGTCAGGCTACTCAGTTGTTGTCTTCGGTAAGTGCATTAGGTGCCGGCGGCGCCAGCCCAATCAAGCTTCCTAACTTAGGAATTAATACTTCTGACCGAGCAGGTATTACCGCTCAACTTAAGGGAATATTGGGTAATCCTAAGATTCCAGAACCAAATCTAGTGGGTGATATCAAAGACGAAACTATTTCTAGTTTAGAAAACAAATTAACTTCTCTAAGATCACAAAGAGATGCTATCACAAAAGAAAGTAAAGTTATAGTTGCTGAACGTGAAGCAGCTTTTGATGTGGTTATTGAATTAGAAAAAACATTACCTGAAGGCGATCCTAAAATAAAAGAGGCAGTGGATAAATATGTAGCAATAGTAAACCGATTGAATGAGAATATCAAGAAGTTCCTCGACACGACAAACGAGATAACAGCAACTAGTGATACAGCACTAAATAATAAACTATCAGCAATAAATAATGCTACAACCGCTGATCAGCTATTAAAACTTAGCAGAGGCATAGGGTAATATTATGGCAACTTACTTAGGATTCAATACACAGAATGCGTGTAATCCAAAAACAACTAATATGTTGGCAGGAAGTGCTGGCGGACCCGGCGGAATTCGTCGTGGAATCTCGTGGGGAAATAAATTTAGCCTGACTGATGCCGAATTAATAGTACAAAACTTTGTTAATGCGCTGAATATAAGATTAGGTACAAAAGTTGGTCAACCAGGCTATGGTACTAGACTTTGGGATTTAGTTTTTGAGCCTAACTCATCAACTACTCAATTTGAAATTGAAAACGAGATCAAACGAGTAGCTAATCAAGACCCTAGACTTCAGCTTGCCGAATTAGTATCCTACCCCCTTGAAAACGGAATATTAATAGAATTGCAGTGCGCAGTGTTGCCATTTAATCAGCCAATCGCAGCAAAAATTTCTTTAAACACTCGTACAGAAAGAGCCACATTAGTCTAAAACATAGTTTTTTCTATGATAAATATATTATCAATTGAGAGAAACTATGGCAAGAAGTTCAAGACAATCAGCATTGTTTGGTCCTAACGACTGGAAAACAATTTACCAAACGTTCAACCAGGCTGACTTTCGTAGCTATGATTACGAGACTTTGCGCAAAGCGTTTATTGACTACCTACAACTAAATTATCCAGAAACATTTAACGACTACGTAGAGTCTAGTGAGTTTGTTGCACTACTTGACGTTATTGCCTTTATGGGCCAAGGACTTGCTTTCCGCAATGACTTGAATGCTCGTGAAAACTTTATGGACACTGCCGAACGTAGAGACAGTGTTGTTAAACTTGCCAATCTTGTAAGCTACACTCCGAAAAGAAATATCGCAGGTCAAGGCTATCTAAAAGTCACAAGCATCAAGACTACACAGAATATCAATGACCTTAATGGATTCAATCTAAGCAACGTTCCTGTTTTGTGGAACGACCCTGCTAACCCAAATTGGTTAGAACAATTTAATACAATCATCAACGCTACTCTAGTAGACACACAACGAATTGGTCGTCCTGGCAACGTTAGCGAAATCGCAGGAGTAAACACTAGCGAATATAGCATACAGATTGCTCCTAACAATGTGCCAATTGTTCCCTTTGATAGCACAGTTGGCGGCGTCAACATGAACTTTGAACTATGCAGTGTGTCTAGCTTAGACAGTGAATCAATCTATGAGGTTCCTCCTGCACCCAATGGTAGATTTAATATGCTATATCGTAACGACAAGTTAGGATTTGGTAGCCCCGAAACAGGTTTCTTCTTCTACTTTAAACAGGGTAGTTTACAAACATTTGATTTTGCCCTACAGCAGCAAATTAGCAATCAAACGATTGACATCGACATTCAAGGAATCAATAACTCCGATACTTGGCTATATAAGATTAATCAAGATAGCACAAGAGACCCGTGGCGTCAAGTAGAAAATGTCTATGCAAACGCATCATTGCAAGGTAATAGGTCATTCAAGCAAACATTTTCTGTAAGCTCACGATTCAATGATCAGGTTACTTATGTGTTTGGTGACGGCGTGTTCAGTGAAATCCCTGTAGGAAACTTTAGAGCATATGTACGTGCTGGCAATGCGCTTACTTACACCATCTATCCTTCAGACATGAACGGCTTATCAGTGACGTTTACCTACATTTCTCGTTTGGGCAGAGCAGAAACACTAACTGTTGGTCTAGCATTGACACAGACAGTGACAACTGCCCAAGCAAGAGAATCAATTGCTAGCATCAAGCAACGTGCGCCTACTCGTTACTATACACAGAATCGTATGGTCAACGGCGAAGACTATAACAACTTCCCATATACACTGTACAATTCAATTGTCAAGAGTAAAGCAATCAATAGGTCAAGTGTTGGTGTAAGTAAAAATTTAGATTTGTTAGATCCTACTGGAAAATATTCTAGTACAGTAAGTTATGGCAACGACGGCGCCTTGTATCAAGACGAGACTGATGGATTTTTAAGTTTAACAATTAATAATACTAGCGACATTATTGCATTTTTTACTGATGATTTAAACAATGTATTAACTTTAAATAAAGCTACCCAGTATTATATTCAAAACTATCCAAGATATACTGTTACTACCTCATCTACTCCGGCAAGCGAAAAAGTATACTGGAGAACTAGTACAGTAAATGCAGATAACGAAACAGGATACGTGTATACTATAACTGGTTCGTTAGAGCAACCTACCAGCGTAGGAGTGTTTAGTTCTACGAACTTGAAGTATTTGACAACCGGTGCCATCGTTCAATTTACTGCACCTACAGGGTTTTATTTTGATAAAGATAACAGACTCGTAGCAGGCATTCCAGGACCTGGCGACAGCACGTTTATTTGGACTACTGTGTTGAATGTTGTCGGTGACGGCTCAAACAACAATCAAGGAAGCTTTGCTAATGGCGCAGGCCCTATCAGACTTAGTGGTTATGTACCTAGCGATGTTATCGTAAGTACTATCATTCCTGTTTTTGGTAACGTTATTCCTAGAGAAATAATTCAAGAGGCAGTAATCAGACTTGAATTAAATCAAGAATTTACTTTAGTATTTAATAACTCATTAATGATCAATCAGTCACGCTGGTCAATTAAAAAGATTACTGACCCCAATTGGTTCGTGAAATTTACCAGCTTAGGTAACAATAGATATACAGTAACCTATAGATCGTTGTCATACTATTTTGGCAGCGTAGCAGATACTAGATTTACTTTTGCAAGAGATGAATTAGTATATGATCCGTTTACTGGAAAGATTATTCAAGATAATGTTTCAGTATTAGGCATTAACACATTACCTTCATCTACTAGTGCAATTGGTAAAAATACTGAAATTAATATTGTGGGACAGACCGTTGAAAGTGACGGCTACGTAAATGATTTTGAAGTTGAAGTTGCTGCGACCGATGTAAACAATAATCAATTGATTCTTAACCCGGACTTCTTTAATGAGATTACTGGATTCGTAACGGGTAATAATAATTTTGGTATATATGTTTTCTTTGAAACTGTACAAGACCCAATCAATCTTACTAAGGAATTTATTATTCCTACTAGCTCAGTAAGATTTCAATATCCTACACAAACACAAATTGAATTGGTAAAGTATGATTATCCGGTCGGTCAATTATTTTATGCATTTGGTGAAAATAAATTTTTCAAAACAGTGCAAGATCAAACAGTGACTACTATTGTCTATGTACTAGTAGAACAACCGCAGTATAGTGTAAAGTCAGGTAGACAAGGGTTGAGCTATCAGTACAAGCACAACTCAAACAACACTAATAGAATTGATCCAGCAACAACCAACATCATTGATTTATATGTTGTTACGTTCAGCTATTATGAAGAATATCAGAGATACATTGTTGACATAACAAATACTATTCCTGAACCGAATAGACCAACAATTACTGAATTGTCTTCTCAATACACTGAATTACAAGACTATAAAATGTTGTCGGATTCTGTAATATTAAATAGTGTAGAGTTTAAGCCATTGTTTGGACCTAAAGCAGATCCGGCACTGAGAGCGACTATTAAAGTAATTAAAGACAGCACAACAAATGCAAGTGATAGTGAAATAAGAAGTGCGGTACTAGCAGCAATGGATCAATACTTCAACATTAATAATTGGAACTTCGGCGATACTTTCTACTTCTCCGAACTCAGCGCATATCTACACGCCGAAGCTAGTGACTTAATCAGTTCCGCAGTATTAGTACCTAACGATCCCTCAATGAGGTTTGGAGACCTATATGAAATAAAATGTAGACCTTTTGAAATTTTTGTTAACGCTGCTACATCAAATGATGTACTCGTTATCCCCGCATTAACACCCGACGAATTACAGATAAGATAAGTATACATATGGCTAGAATCAGAACATTAAACTTTCTTCCGGAAATTTTCCAAACACCTACGAACAGTCAGTTCCTTGCAGCATCGCTTGATCGGTTAGTAAGTAACCCGTCTGTTGCCCGTGTTCAAGGTTATGTTGGTAGCAGATTTGGTTCGGGAATCAATGCCCTTGACTACTATGTTACTGAACCTACGAAAACTCGCAGCGACTATCAGTTAGACCCAAGTGTGGTATTTACTAAGTTAGGCGAACCAATTGCTAACGACTTTATTACCTATCCGGGTATGATTGATGCACTTGAGCAACAAGGAAGCATTACGAATAACAATAATAGATTATTCAATAGCGAAATTTATTCATGGGATAGTTTTACTAATTTAGATAAACTAGTTAACTATTACGAATATTATTGGTTGCCAATTGGTGCTCCGGCTGTAACAGTTGCTCCAAACACCGTGTTCATAAATCAAGATTATGTTGTTACTGACTTTGCTAATAGCTATGAAATTACTGAAGTCGGATCATTAATAGGCACCGGAAATAACCCAACAATTTCTGTGCTACGTGGCGGAACATATACTTTTGATGTAAATCAAACTTCACAGTTTTGGATTCAAACTGAACCCGGTGTCACTGGATTCTCTGCAACCCAGCCTAATTTACCACTGCGTGAAGTATTCGGCGTAGATAACAATGGTGCAGAAGAAGGAAGAGTAACATTTAATGTTCCGTTAAAAAATGCACAAGATCAATTTATTTTTCCAGGAAATAATATAGTTGATGTAGTATCTGATATTCCGTTTGACCAAATCAATGGTAAAAATCTATATACTATTAATGATCTAGCTACCGGAATAAGCTATCCTGGTTTAGACAATATTGATGGCGTGACTGGCTTAAATGGCCTACGCATAATGTTTTATGATACAGGAGTGCCAGAAGAGGTTGGTTATATTTCTTCGTATTACGATGAAACATTTTATGACACCAATGATCCATTCTTTACAGAGCCTAAAACTATTACGGTAGCCTCCACTAATAGTGCAGGTAATGTCTTGACCTTAGCAAGCGGATTCACAACTGACGAATTACTCGTCAATCAAACTGTAACATTTAGCGGAATCATGTTGGGCGGAGTTGTTCAAGGGCAAGTATATTTTGTTAAAGAAATTATCAACTCATCGACATTCACTATTTCTCAAGATCTCGGTGGACCTACACTAACGGTATCTACTCAGTCCGGAGCTGAGATGATTGCTAATATTAATCAAGGGCAGTATGAACAGGGATTCTATACCACAGTTAGTGAGAACTTTTACAGAATTCAATTTTTAGGTGACATCAATAATCCTATTATTAGATTATTGCCTGATGGTGTTATACCCAATAACGAAAAAATTACTCCAAGATTTGGCACACAGTTTATTAATAGATCATTTTATAGAAATACATTAGGCGTAATCAGTTTGATTCCTATCATTACTGCGCCACTTGATGTGTTATATTATCAAGATGGAACTAATCCAAATAAAGTTGGAATAATTAAGATTTCCGATACCGATCTAGACAATTTTATTAATATTGAAGCAGAAATTTTAGGAAAAACTAATTATACTTCACCAAACGGAGTACAGTTTTCAAATGGATTGAAAGTTCAATTTGACGGTAACGTTTTCCCCAACTCATATCGTTCGGGCGAATACTATGTTGAAGGTGTGGGCACATCAATTTCTCTGTTGGCAACAACCGATCTAGTTTGTCCGGAAGGCTTTACTAGGGGAGACTTCATACCATACGACACTATCGGGTATGATGATGCCGATTACGACATAGAATTGTTTGTTCCTATAGACCCTGACTATATTACAATTGCTAGAGATAGCATTAGTAAGAACGCATGGTCAAGAAGCAACAGATGGTTTCACATTGACGTTATCAACGCAACTGCACAATACAATGACAATCCAAGTATTTTGACAGAGTATGCAACTTTTGAAAACAAAGCCAAAAGACCAATCATTGAGTTTTATCCTAACTTAAAGATGTTTAATTCAGGCACAGATGGCAAAAGAGCAGTTGATTTTTTTGACGCTCGTGCAACAGATGCATTGTCTGAAGTTGCTGGATTAGCAAATTACTACCCTGACGTAGAAACATTCACTGGTGACACTGCGGTTGTAGCCAATAATATTTCCGTAGATGCCACTGATGTTGTAGATATGGAACAGGGTAAGACGTATGAATTAGTAGATGTTACCTCCACTTTACAAGCATCATGGAATATGTTAGCAGGAACATTAGGTGTTGTCTATGTACCGGGCGATAGAATTGTTTGCAGTGTGAATGGCAGTACTTTACTAGCTCCTGGAACAGGCACCGGATTGTTAATTAGCGACGAAGCTACTATTACAATACCGACAAGTGACATTACCGGAACATTCCAAATCGGTATGTTCGTGGGAGATGTGTTGAACATCATCCCTACTAACGCACAAATTATTAACCTTACTGATGACGGCACGACCACTACATTAACTATTAGCTATCCGTTCCCGCAAAACATTGTTGGTGGCACAACATCAATGGTCGGCACTGATACTACTGTAAGCAACTATGCTGTATTCCCTGGTTCAAGAATTATTTTCTCTAATGACACCGACGAAGGCACAAAGCATAAAATCTATATTGTAGACATTGTTGTCACTACACTAGGTGGCAGCCCGGAAATCGTACTCATTGAAGCCGAAGATACTAATGTTGAAGTAGACCAGCAGGTCGTTATTACTAGAGGCTACACCGAGCAAGGTAAAACATTCTACTTTGATGGTATTGAATGGCTGCAAGCACAACAAAAAGTAACTGTAAATCAGGCGCCGCTATTTGATATATTTGATGATAACGGGATCAGTTTTGGAGACAGTACGTTTTACAATAGTACAAACTTTACAGGAAGTACCCTATTTTCATATGGTATTAATCCATTAACAGTTGACGATCCTATTTTAGGATTCCCCGTACGATTTACTGATGTAGGGAACATTGGTGACATTAGTTTTGATGTTACTATTAACTCTGATACATTTAACTATGTGCGTGGCATTGAATCAATTAATCAACAAATAAACACCGGATATGTACATAATTATATCAGTAGAATTGAATTTGCTAGAGAGCTAGGCTGGGTAACCGCTGTAGACAATAGCGTACAATATCAGGAATTTAATTTCAGTTATAATGTTTTTAACCCAACAACTCAGTTTGTTTGTGATGTTTCTACGTTACCTGATTTACCGTTTGGTGTTGCAGGCTGGCCGAGAGTAAAAGTATATAATAATAATGTATACCAAGAACCAACAACTTACACAGTTGAATTATTTGAGTTTGCTACTAGCATTACGTTAAACAGTGCTCCTACTGAAAACACAGTTATTCAGGTACTAGTATTGAGCGATCAGGTTAGTCAAACCGGATACTATCAAATTCCCGACAACTTGAATAGTAACCCATTCAATGAAGACTTGACTGTAGCAGATTTGGGCGACATTCGCAATCACTATCAGGATATTTTTGTTAATGCACCAAATACTACCGGTAACATTTTCGGATCAAATAACTATAGAGATTGCGGTGACCTAACGCCATATGGTACTAAGATTATTCAAAACAGTGCTTCAATGGTACTACCAGGCGTATTCTTACGTAAAACAAAATATGACTTATTGAATGCATTAATGTTTAACAGTAATGAGTATGTAAAGTTTAAGCAATTACTGGTTAATACTGTAGAAAATAATCAATTCACTATTAGAAACACACCAGCAGAAATATTAGATGAAGCCATTGAACAAATTGCGGCTAGTAAAAGTGAGATAAGCTCATTCTATTGGTCAGACATGTTGCCAAACAGATCACCACTGGCGGTAAATACGTATAGTTTCAATAGCAACAACGAAACAACTCGTTACCCGCTAAACAAAGTTTATAATTTTGAATCAGCAAATTATGATAGTGTGCTGGTATATTTGAACAGAACGGTTAATAATAATCTAGTACAAATTCAACTATTAAGAAATATAGACTATACTATTAGTGCCGATAGCCCAACAGTTATTGTTACGTTAGATTTGGTGCCGGGCGATGAAATCGTAGTCAAAGAATATAATCAAACATATGGTTCATTTGTTCCTTATACTCCAAGTAAGTTAGGTCTCTATGACCTATACGAACCAAGTGTTGTATTAGACAGTGACTATTCTACTCCTACGTATTTCCTTAAGGGTCACGACGGATCATTTACTAAACTATACGGACCGTATATCCCAGAAACTAATACACTATTAGACTTTAGAGACCAAGCCCTATTAGAGTTTGAAAAAAGAGTTTACAATAACGTTAAATTAAGTACTGAAGTTCCTATTAAAGTTTATGATGTATTGCCTGGCTTCTTTAGAGATAGTGACTATTCATATGACGAATGGTTGCAAATGTACTCTACTGGGTTCTTGAATTGGGTCGGCCAAAATAGAATTGACTATAAAACTCAATTCTATAATAGAAATAACGAGTTCACATACAACTATACTAATTCAAGTAACAAGTTGAATAACACTCAAATCCAACAGGGTTATTGGAGAGGTGCATATCAATATCTATACGATACTACAACTCCTAATCTAACACCTTGGGAAATGCTAGCCTTTGCGAACAAGCCAACCTGGTGGGAAACTCGTTATGGCCCTGCACCATACACAAGTGATAACTTAGTGCTGTGGGGAGACCTTGAAGCAGGTAGAGTATATTCAGCAGACGGTACAAGTGTCATTGTTCCTGAGCTAGAACGTCCCGGACTTTCTAGCATAATTCCTGTAGACTCAAATGGCAATTTGTTAACCCCTCTGCGTAGCATTGTGGGCAACTACAATCCAAATACTTTCCAAAAAGATTGGAAAGTAGGAGATGACGGGCCTGCTGAACTTAGCTATCGTCGTAGCTCAACATATCCATTTGATGTCATCAGATTATTTGCGTTGACAAAACCTGCTGAGTTCTACAACTTGGCAGTTGATTTGGACAATTACAAATATAATGCTGAGTTTAACCAGTATCTAGTAAACGATAGAACACACCTAATCATCAATGATATTGATATTTACGGTAACGGTGTTGCTAAGACTAGCTACATTAACTGGGTAGTAGATTACGAAAAACAATTCGGAGTAGATGCTACTCAAGAAATTAAGACCACATTAAACAATCTAGATGTTAGATTGGCATATCGTCTTGCGGGTTATAGTGACAAGACACTGCTTAAGTTCTATGTTGAAAAGGGTTCACCTAATACTGCTAATGCATCGCTGTTGATTCCTGACGAAAGCTATTCAGTTCTTCTGTACGATAACCAACCATTTGATAAAGTAGTTTTTTCTAGTATAGTCGTTCAAAAAAATGCTAACGGAGGATATACTGTATTTGGTAATTCTCAGTCGTTTGCATACTTTA